CGTTCGACTTGATCGTCAGCAGGTAGTCGGGCCGCGCCTTGTTCTGGAAGAAGGACAGATCCATGTCCTTCACGGCCGCGTTCATCGTCGCCGCGCCCCATGCGGCCTCGAGCTTGCCGAGGCCGTAGTACAGGTCTCCGGGATTCGGGCGCTTGAAGTGAATCACCTCGTCGGCCGCGAAGATCCGGCGCTGATCGCGAGAAGCGCCGTAGAGGTACGCGTCGATGAACTGCGTCTTTCCTGGCACGATCTCCACATACTGCGACGGCATCGACCAGAGCTCGACAGGGACGCCCGTCTGCGAGTCGATGACCGGGTGAAGGTACGCGTTGCCCGTCAGCTCCTGAAAGAGCACGCGAAGCATCGCGCCCTCGTAGCCGTTCGTGTACGCGTTCGGCTGGTCGAGCAGCGTCAGGACGGGATGAGCCTCGGTCACGACCTCGTAGTCGTCGCCGAACTCCGCGGCCTTCTGCATGACGAAAGGCGACGGACGGTCGTCGCGGTCGCCGGCGAAGCGCGCGAAGGTCGCACGCGACGGCCGCGCCGTCTTCCAGAGCTTGACGGCCGTTCCGCGGGAACGCACATAGAGGCGCAGCGGCTGGCTCGCGACGGCCTGCGCGTTGAGGTGCGCGGCCGCGTAGATCCACGAGCGATTCGCCATGACCGCGGCCTGATACGAGAACGGCTGGCGCACGGCATCGCCGCCGCCGGAGACGATCCGCATCGAGGACTGGAGCCAGCGGTTCGCGTTGAGTGCTGCCTTGATTCGGCTCAGGATCATCAGATGACTTTCAGGAGGAGGGGCTTTCGCTGCCTTCGCGCGAGGACGGCAAGCGCAAGAGCGCAGACGCCGTCGTCGTGCCCGACCGTCGCCTCGTACGAGACGGCTCTCCCCGAGTATCGGAAGCCAAAGGCCTCTAGTTCGCTCCGCAACCAACCGTCAGGGAAGCGAATCTCGCGAGTTTGGATCGCAAGTTGCAGGCCTTCCATCAGCTGCTGCTTGCTCTGCGAGGTGAACTTGAAGCCCTCAGCGCGCCGGCAGACCTTGCGGAGATCCTCGACGATCGGATCGCCGACGCCGGTCGAGTCGATCTGCGCCGGCTTGTCTCCGATCATGCGCGCGAGACGCTCGCGCGTGACGCTCCATGGGCCTTGCCATCGGTCGAGCCGACAGACGCGGCCCTCGCCGTCGAGTCCGACCGCGACCGTCCAGTCCTGGCTCTTTGCGAGGTCGACGCCCCAGCATTCGACAGCCGTCTCCGGCATCGGCGCGATGCACTCCCGGATTGCGTCGAGGCCGAATGGGTTGCCGCCGTCCTCGGCTGGCACGCCCTCGAACTCCTGCGCGAAGACCTCGGCTGGGAGCATCCGTCGCGCGGCCTCGATCTCGCTCGGGTCTAGGTGCGGATTCGAGACGGAGCCGATGCGAAACGCGCGCCACTCTCCCGTCGTGTCGCCTTCGGCCTCAAGATAGAGCCGATGGAAGTCGCCCGTTCCCTTTGGCGTGCCGAGGAAGAGCGCGCGGCCCTTGCGGTCTGCGAGCGTCGCGCGCATCGACGCGCGCCATGCCTCGAGCAGACGCGGCGCGAATCCGGCCTCGTCGATGACGATCCGATCGTACGAGCGGCCGCGGCCCGAGTCGATGTCCTCCAGCGTCCAGAAGTCGATGCTGCCGTCCGTCTTCAGCTCCATGCGCTTCTCGATGCGGTCGATGCGGCGCACGACAGGCTTCAGCGCGCGCTCGAACTCGCGCACAGGATCGGCGAGATACTTGTAGCTCGGCGCGAACCAACCGACCTTTCGGCCTGACAATGCGTCGTCGATCGCGAGTTGAATTCCGAAGGTCGTCTTCCCCCAGCGACGGCCGATCTCGAGCACCGAGAACCGCGCGAGCGCGGCGTGTACCTCACGCTGCGATGGATGCAGGACGGACGCGAGCGACGGCAGACGGACGCGCAATCACGCCGACTCCGAGAGAGCGATCTTCGGCGCGATGCGCTCGATGGTCACGACCTCTTCCGTGATCTTCTGCTCCTGGCGGTCGCTCTGGCCGAGGTACTGCTTGCCGAGCCAGATCAGCATCGTGACATTGCCTTCCGCTGCCTTCTTTGCCTGAAGCCTGCGGAGGCTCATGCGGAAGTTCTCGAGGCCGATGCTCATCTGCTCCGCAAAGTGCTTTCGCAGCGTCGGCTTCGAGAGGCCGACGATGGTCGCGATCTCGTCCTGCGTGCATCCGATTCCGGCGAGCTTCCGCACCTGATCGGGATCGACATCGCGCGCCTTATACCGCGGCATCTTCTGCTCCGTGATTCTGAGAAAGCGCCGGGGTCGGAGTTGCACCGCCCCTTCCCGACTGGAAGTCGGTCGTGCCGCTATCAGCACTTCCGGCGCGCTTTGGGTAAGGCCTTGCTAGCGGCAAGATCCTAGCACGGATCTCGTCATCGAGTGGCATGAGGTATCGGTGCTTCGGAGGTGTCTTGATAAGCACAGATCCTGCGGGAACCTTTTTTGGTTTGTTGTGTCCGTGACCGCTGAACCTGCGCGGATCAGATAGTGATCCATCAAGCAGTCTCCACATTTCTGACGATGCGGTTTTTCCCGCATATGTCCACCCGTTTGCTTGATAGATACCGCCATGATGTTCATGGAACGCATCAGCAAACGAAATGACCAGTCGTAGTCCATCATTCTTGCGACGGATCATCTTCAACGCGATGGCAAGCATCCGCGAGACTGGAGACTTGTGCCGATTCAAAGCGACTCTCGTCAACTCGCAGACTTGAAAGATGGTCAGACCATACGGCTTCCCAAGGCTAGGCGATGCTCCGAGCCCAAAGATAATTGCACCAATGAAGACGCCATCCTCCCATACGCTGATATAGTTCGACTTATTTTTCGGGATAGTCCCGCTGTAATGCCACCGCTCGACCGCGAACTTTGCGGCCTCAAACGAGCACCAGTCAAGCTTGAGGTCAGGGCGTGAACTCATGGTCGCATTTCGGACATCGAACCTTTGCCTTCTCGTCAAGCCTTCCCTGCTCATCCTCTGATGCTGGCGAGAAGTCTGGAACGGCGAGCGCCGAAATCTCGGCATCGTCGAAGCCCGTCGACTTTGCGATCTCCTCGTCCTCGATCTGCAAGGCCGCGAGCGTCTGCGCTAGCGCGTCATCGTCCCACTCGGCGAGCTCCGCGGTGCGGTTGTCGGCGATCGCGTAGGCCGTTGCGTCGCTGCCCGTCAGGCTCGAGCGCACGATCGCGATCTCCTTCCAGCCTAGCGCCTTCGCGGCCGCGAGCGTGCCGTTGCCGGCGCGGACGATCCCGCTCGCGTCGACGACGATCGGCTTCTGCTGGCCGAAGCGCAGGAGGCTCGCCTTGATCGTCGCGAGGTTTCGCTCTGGATGCTTGCGGACATTCGCCGGATCGAACGAGAGCGACTCGATGGGAACTATTTCAGCCTTCATACGATCTCCATCTCGCGCAGCACCTTCGCCGCGTGCGCGATCGTGATTCCGCTTTCCTGATGGATGAACCAATCCTCGATCGGCCCGACGCCCTGACCGCCGATCTCCGCGACGAGCAGGTATCCGCGCCATGCCATCAGCGTTCGGATAAGCTCCTTGCGGAGCGGCCCGTTCTCGTCGCGGTACTCGTCGTGCTCGACGGTCGCCACGCGGAACTTGTAGTCCGCCGGCAGACGGAGGAGCACCTCGATCGTCAACTCCGGCGGCTCGAGGTCGAGCGAGAGGTAGTCGATCCAGCCCGTGAGCGCCTTCATCTTGTGCCACGACCAAGGATGCGCGGCCTGCTCCTCGTGCTCCTTGATCCGCTCGACGCTCAGGAAATGGTCGACCCATTCTCGCGTCGTCGGGACGAGCGCGTCCTTGAGGACAAGCGCGGTCGGACGATGCGCGCGGAGCGCGTCGTAGTGCGCGAGGTCGCAGAGCAGACCGCGCCATCCGAACTCGCGCTCGAGGACGACCGTGTTGCTGATCTGCTCCGGATCGCCTGCGCCGATGTCGACGAAGGTGCCGTCGCGCTTGCCTTGCAGCAATTCCGCGACGAAGCGATCCTGCCGAAGCTGCGATCGCCAAGCGATATCGCTCAGTCCCATGCTCTCTTCTCCTCTGCTACGCGTAGGGGATCCCTAGC